GATGCGGTACCAGGTAATACAGGCAATCAAAATCCTGTAAATACATCGCCGGTGATTGAAAGCTTCCCAATGGCGGATGACATGGACTTCAGGGATGCAATCCTGATTTTCCCTGCTGATTCTGGGTTGAAACCTATCTATGTCATGTTGCAAAGTGGACGTGACCTGCCAGGTAAAGTCGAAGGCGTAGGTGCAGATGTTGTGGGCAAGTGGTTAATGGCTTCAGGTAAAGAATTAGGTGTACCAGTACCAACAAGGATTGCTAAAAAATTGGCTGGTAAAGAATTCCGAAGCTTTGATGCGTTTCGCGATGCTTTCTGGAAGGAGGTTGTGGCCGATTCCGAGCTGGCAGGCCAGTTTAACACTAACAACCGTCAGCGAATGAAAGAAGGATTAGCACCTCGCGTACAGGCGAAAGAAAGTGTTGGCGGCCGTCGCTCTTATGAGCTTCATCATGTCGAACTTATCTCACAAGGCGGCGAGGTGTATGATATCGATAACCTTCGCGTTCTGACACCAAAGCGTCATATCGAAATTCATTCAAAGAAATAAGGTGAAAATATGGAACTGAAGCATAAATTTGAAGACTACACGGAAGCAGAATTCACCCAACTTGTGAGTGAAATCTGCAGCGCTAAAGGCGGAGAAGCTCATCAGGATAAGTTGCTGGAAAACTTCATTTCGGTAAGTGAGCACCCTGAAGGTTCTGACCTGATCTTTTACAGTGAAGATAAGGACGCAACACCTGTCAAGATTGTCGCCGCTGTTAAAGCATGGCGCAAAGCCCACGGTAAACGTGGCTTCAAGTCATAAATTATAAAGCCTCCTCACGGGGGCTTTTTCATGACCATCACAAGGCGCATTTGCGAGTGCGCCTGATGATCAATCTCTCCGACAGGGGATAACGGTTAGCTCCGCCGTGAAGTGTTGCGACACTGTATTAACCAATCATGAGTGATAAAATATGGCTTTCCATTAAAAGGGGGCTGTATGGATAATTCTCAAGGGTTGGTTGACGGATATGTTAAAGAAATAAAGCAAATCGCGGCTAAGCATCAAATGGGTGAAGACCTAGCAACAATCAAATTAAAAGTTGATGAGGTTCTTGCAAGAGCTCATGAGCATTTTTCTGGGTGGAAAAATGGTAGCCCAGAAGAGAATTGGGATGCTTTCGCCGGGAAGCTAACATTCCTGGGTAGTTCAATGGGTGATCGGACTTGGGCTGACATTCTTGCTTATGCAGGAGAGTCTGCAAAAAACCAAGAGCCACCTCACCCTAAAAGATAAACGAACAGCCGCCTAAGGGCGGTTTTTTATTGGATTAATGGCAAGAAGGCTGGAGTCATAAAAATCTCCAAAGGCGTGAGCATGGGTAGGTTTTTATCTGGCGATACGTGAAATTGCCCCTTCAGCCTCATTAAGATTCATTCCGCCATGGACGCTTGCCGGGAAAACAACATCACTGCCTGAGAGCACCCATACCCCCCTATGAGTGGGATGGCGTGACAACTCCTGACCTTCCACTATCGGGAATGACTTATCCACCACGCATACACAGTACCCATTGATGCTGTGAATTATGAGCGCCCACTGTGGACGTGAGTTGATTGAAGCCCTTCTTACTACAACTGCGGTGTCCATATGAATAGTTTAAGTATGTTATCAATGCATGAATGATAACTGAATTATGCTCTCCACATGAAGTCCTATGAACCCATCACAGCCAGAGATGGTTAATGGCTTCATTGGGACGCACGTGAAGATGGCGCTTGGGTATACCTCGCGCCTAATGATGAGCTCAAGACGCAGCATATGCAGAATAAAAATGCAGGTCACGCGCTATAAACAGCTATTACGGCAATTGCTGCGGAAGCTGTTTTGAGTATGTAATTTAATGCGAGTTTTAAAATTTCGTTAGGTATTTTGGCGCATTCAATTCCAGACTGAATAATAACGTAAGCAGCGGCCACTTCTGCAAAAACTAACGCGGTATTACCATTATCAAACCAGTAAGCTCTTGAGAACAAAATCCCTGCCAAAAAAATGGTTGTAATGGCAATGCATAAGTTTAAGTACTTTTCATCGTCAGTCAAAACAACTGGAATAGTCATCCCATCTCCTTTATGAGTCTAACAATGGCGCTCACTGACAAACAAGAAATGTTCTGTCGCGAGTACCTCATCGATTTGAACGCTACACAGGCGGCTATTCGGGCGGGGTATAGCGAGAGGACCGCCCGGGCATCAGGGTATGAGAACCTCACAAAACCTGACATCCAGAGCAGAATCGCCGATCTTAAGTTACAACGCAACGAGCAAGTTAATATTGATGCTGCTTATGTGTTGCGTCGCTTAGTTGAGATAGACGAGATGGATGTTTTGGACATTCTTCTGGAAAATGGCGAGTTGAAGCCTGTAATGAATTGGCCCAAAGTCTGGCGCACCAGTCTTTCAGGTATTGATGTTACCGAAATTGCTGGCGATGCGGCTGGGCTACTAAAAAAAATAAAATGGCCGGATAAAGTTAAGAATCTTGAATTGCTTGGTAAGCACATAGCGGTCCAGGCATTCCGCGAGCAAGTTAAGACAGAGCATGATGTGGTAGGCACTCTATCCGACCTGATGGACGATCTCGCTAAGGGGTGAGCATGAAGCCAGAACACCTCAAGCTTCTGCGAGATAAACTATGGCGACTGAATCACCTCTACTGGATAACTGACAAAGAAGGCAAGCCAGTTCGCTTCCGGATGACCCCTGAGCAGCTCGAATACTTCGAAGGCATGCATACCCGCAACATCATCTTGAAGGCGCGCCAGTTAGGGTTCACGACAGAGGTCTGCATTATCCAGCTTGATGCCGCTCTGTTTGAGGCCGCCAAATGCGCGCTCATCGCCCACACCCTGAATGATGCCAAACGCCTGTTCCGTGAAAAGGTGAAGTACGCCTATGACCGGCTGCCGGCAGAAATCAGGGCTGCCAATCCGGCGAGCAATGATTCGGCGGGTGAGCTGGTATTCAAAAAGGGCGGGTCACTTTACGTCAGTACATCATTCCGTGGAGGTACGCTGCGTTTCCTGCACGTTTCCGAGTTCGGGAAGATATGCGCTAAGTTCCCTGACAAAGCCCGTGAGATTGTCACTGGTGCGTTTGAAGCGGTATCCAGCGATTGCTTCACCACGATCGAAAGCACTGCAGAGGGCCGGGCTAGCTACTTCTTTGACTATTGCCAGACTGCCGAGAAAGCTCAGTTGCAGGGTAAGACGCTTTCCAATCTCGACTGGAAGTTTTTCTTCTTCTCGTGGTGGAAGAATCAACTGTATGCAATTGACCCCGTAGAGCCTCTACCGCAACGCCTGAGCGATTACTTTGACGATATCGAACAGAAGCACGGCGTCATTCTCAATGATCGCCAGAGAGCCTGGTATTACGCCAAAGAGAAGACTCTCGGCGATGACATGAAGCGTGAGTACCCATCAATACCGGCTGAAGCATTCGAGCAGTCAGTTGAGGGTGCTTATTACGCGAAGCAGTTCCGCTGGCTCTACACTAATAAGCGTGTAGGTGAGCTGCCTGATAACTCTCACCAGCTGGCTCACACCTTCTGGGATATCGGGGTAGGCGACTCAACGGCCATTTGGTTCATTCGTGAGGTTGGTGATGAATTCCATGTCATCGACTACTACGAGAATAGCGGTGAAGGCCTCAGGCACTACATGAAGGTGCTGAAAGACCGCGGCTATGAGTATGGCGATCACTGGGCACCACACGATATTGATAACCGGGAATTCGCCGGTGATGGCAAGAGCCGCAAGCAGATAGCTGCAGAAGGCTTTGAAATCGACGGCCAGGTTTATTCAATCCGCTTCAAGGTCGCACCAAAGCTTGGTGTTGATACCGGCATAGATTCGGTGCGTGAAATCCTCCCTAAGTGCGCCTTTGACGCGTCAAAGTGCGAGCAGGGCATCTCTCATCTTGAGGGGTACCGCAAGGAGTGGGACGACAAACGCGGCTGCTGGAAAGACAAGCCTTTGCACGACTTCACTTCGCACGGCGCTGATGCGTTCCGCTACTTTGCTGTGGCGAAAACGAATCACAAACAGACAGGCGCAATATTCTTCTAAGGAGCTCATCAGTGAGTGAACTAAGCAACGGGGAACAATTCCTTGTGAACGCCCTCGCTCATGAGATAGGGCGCCAGCGCATGATGTATGCGGGTCGCCCCGGGAACACCAAGCGCACAAAGCTGTACGAGGAATTCGGTTATCCCGATGAACTTGGCTTCGAACAGTATTACCGCGCCTATGAGCGTAACCCTGTCGCATATGCCGCCGTGCATAAGCTACTGGAATCGTGCTGGACGGATAAGCCGACGATTATCGACGGTAGTGAGAACAAGGAGTCAACGGAAACCACTGATTGGGAAAAGGCTGCAACCAAGTTACTGAGCAAGCACTGGGCGAAAATCAAAGATGCTGACCGCCGCAATCTGGTTGGCAGATATTCAGCGCTGCTCATCCAGTTTAAAGATGGGCGCGAATGGAAAGAGCCAGTGGACACCGCCGTTGTTTCCCGGTTGCGCGATAAGGCGATCGTCAAACTCATCCCTGCGTGGGAATCACAGATTAAGCCGGGCAACTTCGACAC